TCTTTTTTAGGTTTGTATGTTTTTTCTAATCTATTGTCTTGCACCCTATTTATTATAGATAAAGCTATTTCTTGTATTTGACTAGGAACTCTTTCTGATTGTTGTAAAGGTATTTCATTTGCCTCCCAATCTATAAAAGAATCTACATCAGCTCCTGCCCAACCAAAGATCGCTTGGTCATCATCACCTGCAACCCATATGTCTGCACTGTTTTCTTTCTCTATTTTGTTTAATACATCCCATTGTATTATAGATAGGTCTTGAGCTTCATCTACAAAAACAACATCTAATTTATTACTAATACTTCCTTTTTCTAAAAATTTATCTAACATATCTGTAAAATCTATTAGACCATATGTTTTTTTATAATTTTTAATTTCTATGTCTATTGCCTCTAATTTATTTCTTTCGACTTTACTAAGATGTTCATTTAAATCTAATTGTTCTAAAGAGCTTATTCTTTTTACTCTAGCTAGGTTAATTAAATTAAGATACTCACTATCAGATGAGAATATACCGTTGAATGTGTTTGTTTCATATGATGCATAATTTATTTGTATACCACACGTTTCTCCAATGGCTTTGTAATTAAGTTCATTCATAACGTTTTCTTCTTTAAGACCTAAGTTATTAAAAGCTAATGAATGTAGTGTTCTAAAATATTCTATGTCTTTCTTTTCTAGATTTGGTTTTTGTTTTAAAAATCTATTTCTAGCTTCTTCTGCTGCTCTACGAGTAAAAGCAAAATAACCAATACGATTTAATGGTACACCTTTTTTTAAATATTTCTCTACTTGGTTTAAAAGTTTTCTTGTTTTCCCTGTACCTGGTGGTCCTACAACTTTATATCTCATTAGTAATTAGATTCTTTTCTTTCAACAGGTTTATATTCTATCTTATCAATGTGTAATTGTTTTAGTTTACAAACTTTCTCTACCTTGCCATCTACTTTGAGTGAGTAATTAAATTCTACTTTAAATCTTTCTTTTAGTTTTTGTCCTATCTTCTCTTTTGATATCTTCCAATCATTACCAAGGTGTGTAAGAAACGATTGGTATTTAAAGAAATGAAAACCTTCTTCAGTAAGACAAGAACCTAATCCAATTTGTATTCTTTCTCTTGCTTGTGGACCGTTAACACAATACTGAAATAGTTCTTGTGATAAAATATCATCTGTACTTGTACCTTCAGGTGGTGTAATATTTTGACAATTTTTTCTCCACTCGTTTAACTTTGCTCTCCAATCTTTTTGTTTTATAGGTTCAAAGTATATTCCTGTTTGTTCCCATATTAAGTTCAATACTTCTTTCTGCGTTGTCATTAATTTAAGATTAGATATAATTACTGCTATCTTATCATCGTTAGGCATAACCACATTAAATCTATATTCAGGTTGTTCATATTTTATTATTTCAAAATCAGTTATGTCTGGAAAAACATTTATACTATCTGACTTAACACCAAAAGGTTTTGAGTAACAAAGACTACGCATACATTTGTCTTTGATAGGTTCTTCATAACAAGTATGTCCTGCTGTTTCTTTATCCCAAGCTTTTAATTTTTGATCCAGTTTAGATTTATCCCAAGGATATTCTAAATAAGCATAGTTTGCTTTTGATACAAAATCTTGCCACTTATCTTTGTATTTTTTCTTTGCAAAGACCATATAGTTATACATAAATCTATCTCTGCCATCATCTAGTTTTGTTTTAGAACATAAAGCTAAACAAGGTGGACCATCAGAAAATTCAGGGTCAGTTCCTAATAATATATTTTTATGTGTGTCTTCTACTAAAGTATTTAGTTTATCTCTTGTTGTCTTCGATTGATTAGCTAATTGTATAAACTGTTCTAAAGATAGTTTATTATTATCTTTATCAACTGCGTACCTATGTGTTTGTCCATTGTTATAGTAAGGTAAGTTAATAAAGTTACCTGGTTTTATGTTTCCTTTGTCATCTTCCTTTAGTTCTTTCTGCTTTGGAAAAATTTCTGTAGTAGGTTTAAGACCTAGTGGTAACAGAAAAGATTTTAATCCTTCGATTAAATCTGCTGTAGGTATATATTCCTCCATAAATATATAACAATGTAATCCTCCACTTTTAGAAAGCATAGGTATCAAAGGTAATTTATATTGTTGAAATAAAGCTAGGTAGTTTTGTATATTAAAATCTTTATAATTCTTTGGATCAATATCAATACAACCAAATCTTGCTGTGCCGTCAATAGTACAAGGTTGTATACCTATTGATATGTTTCCTGCTATGTGATTTTTGTAGTCTTCTTCTGTGACTGGTCTGCCTGACCATTCATAATCTGGTTTTAATTTGTTTCTTTCGGAGTCCAGCTTTGCAGTGGACATATCAGCGATACCAAAATCTCCACCATAGCCAGTAAATAATTCTATAAACTCTTTAAACATAATGATCCCTTTTTATGGGCGGCTTCAGTCTCCCTATGACCGCCCACATCTCTCTTTCGAGAAACTAATAGTTTGATTTATTTTCCTCTGAAACTGTGGCAGTTTTTTGCTGCGAGTTTTTTAAAGAACTGTGAAAATCACGGGCCATTTGGTATATCCCAGCATTGTCTACTTTTCTTAACATAGATATATTATAACCATGCCAAGTAAAGCTGCCTGAGTTTTCTACAGAATTTAATTTATAAATTCTTGAAAACACTGGTGCTGGTACAGACTTACTAGTTTTTGGATTGATTTCAAATTGATCTTCCATCAATGAGTTCCATCCTCTACTAACTTTTAACTGAGTAGACTTCATCGTCATCAAAGCTTTCTCAGGTCTTTCACCATTGATAATAACAAAATGATTTGCTGTTTTGATAATCTCGTTACCATTCTTTAACAAATCTTTGTTTCTATCGTTTTGTGTAGTTTCTGCCATAACGCCAGGACCCCTATCATTACTGATTGGTCTACCTTCTTTTCTCTCAAAAGGTGCCCATTCAGGGTATGTCATTCTGTAGAATACAGGAATTACTTCAATTCCCTTCTCACCATTATACAGTTTCTTTGTAACTGTATTATAAAACATACCTGCTTCTGCTCCCTCTACATATTTAGCATGTTTCTTTTTTGTTTCATCTGAACCACTTTGTAGTAATTTCAGAAAAGGTAATGCTAGATCACTCTTGTCAATGTTTTCCAAACCCATTCCTGAGTCTGCAACAAAGTCTAGAGTTGCTAACGAACCACTTTTTTTTGCTGTCACGTCTCTTGCTTCTTCACTCATGTTATTTGCTCCTTGTTATTTTTGTTTTGTTTCCCTTAAACAGGTTAAAATGTTCAGAAGGCAGTTCTTGTTTATTTTCAGAACGCTCCCTAAACAATGCTTTAAGAGTCATAGGCTCGACTTTCAACTTTTGAGTTGGTTCGAACCCACGCCCTTTTGCAAGGTCTGCGTAATCGCTCGCCTTGTTGTCTTCGCCACGGCCAAAGGAAACGGTTATCTCATTTTTAATAAGATCACCTAAGCCATGCTCTCGAAGCCAGTTATAAGCGCCTTCCTTCTTATCAACAGGAATGGTTGCGCCATATATTTCTTTAATTTCAATTGCAGAACCATCAGTCAACTTCATAGTTTTCATTTTCAAAGCTTCCATTATCTCAGGAATAGCAACTTGTGAAAGTTTGTCTGCTTTTTCTTTTGTAGATTTTAAATTATCTTCCTTATCCTTTATCTCATCTTCAAGTTTTTGTAACTCTAAGACAAGAGTAGATAAATCTTCTACACCTTTTAGATTGTCCAAGTCTTGAGGGGCATCCTCAACGAACATGTTTTGTAAGTTATCACTCATTTATTTCTCCTCTTTCATATAGGTTTATTTTTATTGGATAGTATCTTCTTTCTTGTTTGTCCCACTTTAATAAATTGTATTTTCCATTTGTTATGTCGGATACAATAGAACATGCAACGCCTATTATAGCAGGGTCTCCTGTCAAAAGTAAATAGTCTTCAGATCTATAATCTTTTAAACTTTTTCTTAGTTTCATAATTAATGGACCTGGAGAAAAAATAATTTGTGATAGTTCAGGTAATAGAAATTTGAAGCTACCATATTGAGATGCACCTATAATATTTATTTTAGGTCTACCATCTCTAGTACCAGCTATTTCTTGTATTACGTAAACTATGGGTTCACGATCTTTTTTTATTTTTCCGTAACTTATGCTTTCTGACATTGACATCAATATAAACTTTATGTTAAAGATGTCAATAGAAAGTAAAAATAAATATGAATTATAAATTTAAAACGAAGCCTTATGCTCATCAGTTAAAAGCATTAGAAATGTCTTGGAATAAAGAATGCTTTGCCTATTTTATGGAGATGGGTACAGGTAAATCTAAAGTATTAATTGATAATATATCCATGTTATATGATGCTGGTAAAATTAACGGTGCTGTAATTGTGGCACCTAAAGGTGTTGTAGGAACCTGGTATAAAGAACAACTACCTCATCATATGGCAGATCATGTCGAATATGTGTCTGTATTGTGGCAATCAAATATTAATAAAAAACAAGAAAAAGAATTATCTAAGTTATTTAAAACAAACCATGAATTACACGTATTAATTGTAAATGTAGAAGCTTTATCAACTAAAAAAGGTGTAGACTTTGTTAATAAATTTTTATCTTGTCACGAAACTTTAATGGCTATTGATGAGTCTACTACAATTAAAAACCCTCAAGCAAAAAGAACTAAATCAATTATTAAATTAGGCGAATCAGCTAAGTATAGAAGAATACTTACAGGTTCACCTGTAACTAAATCACCATTAGATTTATATACTCAATGTGAGTTCTTAAGTCCTTGGTTATTAAACCATGCATCTTACTATAGTTTTAGAACTAGATATGCCGTTATGCGATCAGCTAATTTTGGTGGTAGATCTGTACAGATTGTAGTGGGTTATAGAAATATACCAGAGCTATCTAATAAAATAAAAGATTTTTCATACAGAGTATTAAAAGATGATTGCTTGGATTTACCTAAGAAGACCTTTATGAAACGTGTAATACAATTATCTAGTGAACAAGAAAAACTTTACAATCAAATGAAACAAATGGCCTTAGCTGTTATGAATGATAAGATGACAAC